GGAAAGTCCGGAAGGTATACGAAGGTCTGGCCAAAAGGATCGGCGATCCGTCGGGGCCGTGGGTCTTCGATATAGACAAGGCGAACCACCCGATCATATTTATTGAAAAATATTGTCGGCACTCGAAAGGGAAGCACGGCGGCCAGCCTTTTAAACTTGAACTTTGGCAAAAAGCGTTCGTCTCGGCGGTGTTCGGTTTCGTCCACGCGGAGACGGGCTTACGGCAATACACCGAGGCGCTGCTGATCGTCGCCCGGAAAAATGGCAAGTCCACGCTTTCCGCCGCGATCGGATTGTACTTGATGGTCGCCGACGGCGAATCCGGCGCGGAGATCTACAGCGCGGCGACGAAAAAAGACCAGGCGAAGATCATATGGCTCGAAGCCAGGAGCATGGTCAGGAAGTCGCCGACGCTATCGCGGCGGATAAAGACGCTCGTCGCCGAGATGCGCGCCGAGTCCTACGACGCCGTTTTCAAGCCGCTGGGATCCGACAGCGACACCCTGGACGGCCTGAACGTCCACGGTGGCCTTATAGACGAGCTGCACGCGATAAAGGACAAAAATATTTACGACGTCATCGTCGACGGCACAAGTTCGCGCGAGCAGCCGCTGATCCTCATCACGACGACGGCCGGCACGCTGCGCGAAGGCATATTCGACGAAAAATACGACGTCGCGGCCAAAGTCATCGACGGGATAGACGGGTTTGAGGACGAACGGGGCCTCGCGGTAATTTACGAGCTGGACAAGCGCGAGGAATGGACGGAGCCGGCGTGTTGGAAGAAGGCGAACCCCTCGCTCGGGACGGTAAAAGAGACCGAGGCCCTGAAGATCAAAGTCCGGCGCGCGCAGATGAACCCGAACAATGTAAAAAACCTGCTGTGCAAGGACTTCAACATACGCGAAACGTCGGCCGAGGCCTGGCTTTCGTTCGACGAACTTAACAACGAACTGGAGTTCGATATAAAAGAAATAACGCCGCCCCCGAAATACGGGATCGGTGGCGTCGACCTGTCGCAGTCGGTAGACCTCACGGCGGCAAAAGTCATATTCATGGTGCCGGGCAGCCCGAAGATATACGTGCTGCAGATGTACTGGCTGCCGGAAGACCTCCTTGAGGCGCGGGCGAAGGAAGACAAGATACCTTACGACAAATGGTACGACCGGCAGCTCCTGCGGACGACGCCCGGCAACAAGGTACACCCGAAGTATATCACCGAATGGTATCTCGAAGTGCAGGGCGGCGGTATATATCTGCCGTACATAGGATACGACGCCTGGAGCGCGACGTACTGGGTCGAGGAGATGGAGGGGTATTTTGGCAAAGCCGCGATGATACCAGTACATCAGGGAAAGAGGACGCTGTCTGCGCCGATGTACAACCTGAGGGCGGACCTCGCGGCGAAGCGCGTCATATACAATAACAACCCGATCGACAAATGGTGTTTGTCGAACACCGTCGCCGACATAGACAAAAACCTTAATATACAGCCGGCGAAAGGCGGCAGCTCCCGGCGGCGGATCGACGGCACGGCCGCGCTGCTGAACGCGTACGTAGTCCTCGAGGAGAAGCGGACGGATTACATGAACATGATATAGGAGCGGTACGTGGGCATATTCTCAAAATTATTCGGGCGGGAACGGGCCGCCCCGCGGTCCGGGGAAACCGTCGTCGAATACCAGGGCGGCGGCCTGGCGGACCTCGCGGAGTGGAACGGCAACATATACGAGTCGGACATCGCGCGCGCCGCGATCTGGACCAACGCAAAAAACGCAGGCCGGCTCAACCCGAAGCATGTCAGGCGGAACGGCGACAAATACGATATTTTCCCGCACCCGAAGATCGAGCGCCTTTTGTCCCGGCCGAACCCGTACATGAGCATGAGCGTTTTTATCAATAAATTGATTATACAGTGCCTCAAAAAGAACAACGCGTTCGCGCTCGTTAAGTTCGGCGCCGACGGGTGGCCGGAGGGGATATACCCGGTATCGTATACCCGGGTCGAGGCCGTGGAGAGCCGCGGTTTTTATTTTGTAAAGTTCTATGTCGCGGACGGCCGCGAAATGACCGTCCCGTATACCGAGTTGATACATTTGAGGATCCATTTCGACGAGAAGGACCTGTTCGGCGAAAACAACCAGAAGGCATTGTCCGCGATCATGAGCGTCGTACAGGAGACGGACCGGGGCATCGTAACGGCGATCAAAAAATCGGCGATCATCCGATGGATCCTGCGATTCCAGAACGTATTGAACCCGGCCGACAAACAGGTCGAAATCGATAATTTTGTAAAAAATTATCTAACGATCGAAAACTCCGGGGGCGCAGCGGCGACCGACCCGCGATATGAAGCTATCCAGGTCAAGCCCGAGAGCTTCGTGCCCAACGCCGTACAGATGGAAAAGGCAAAGGAGCGCATTTACTCATATTTTGGGGTGTCCGAGGCGATCATACAATCAAAATTCACGGAATATGAGTGGAACGCTTATTACGAGTCGACGATCGAACCGTTCGCTATCCAGCTGTCGGAGGAGTTTACAGAAAAGCTGTTCACGCAGCATGAACGGGAAGTCGGGAATGAGATCATTTTCGAGGCGAACAGGCTCCATTACGCGAGCAACAGCACGAAAGTGCTGGTCGCGCGCTTCCTCGCGGAGATCGGCGGCGCGAACCTCGATCAGATCCTCGAGATCTTCAACATGGCGCCGATCGGCGGCGAGGAGGGCAAAAGGCGCGTGCAGACGCTTAACATGATAAACGCTGCAAAGGCGGACCAATACCAACTGGGGGAAGTAGACGACAAGGGGCCGGAAGGCGGGAGCGGAGGAGGGGACGATGGCGGAAAAGAATAAGAACGGCCGCGTGGAGCGGATGGAGGAACAAGGTTGTTTTTTCCGGAGTTTTAATAAGTTTGAGGTCCGCGAAGGCGGCGAAGGGGGCGAAGGCGCCTTGTATGTCGAAGGCCTCGCGGCGCCGACCAATATTGTGATAACACTGTTTACATGGGACGGCGTCGACTATAAAGAGCAGATCGACGCCCGGGCGTTTGACGGCGCCGACATGAGCGACGTCATATTTAATTATAACCACGAAGGCAAGGTCGTCGCCAGGACCCGCAACAAAACCCTGGGGCTTACAATCGGGACGGACGGGCTCCATATGCGGGCCCGGCTCGACGGCACGGACGAGGGCAAGCGGCTGTATGAAGAGATCAAAGGCGGCTACATCGACCGTATGAGCTACGCCTTTTCAGTTTCCGAGACATCCTACAACATAGATACGCATACGCGCACGATCATGAAAGTGAAAAAGGTTTACGACGTGTCGGCGGTGGATTTTCCCGCTTATGATACCACGTCCATCAGCGCGCGGAACGCCTTCGCGGCGGAGATCGCGGAGGAGGAAAAGGCGGCGGCGGCCGCTAAGCTGCGCAGGGACGTATTGCAATCGGAAGTCAACCAAACGATCAAAAAACATGGAGGTAATAACAATTGAACAGGGAACAGATATTAAAGCGGCTGCGCGAGATCGCGGACCTGCTCAAAGCGGACAACGCGGACGTCGCGGCGCTGGATAAAGAATTCAGGGAATTGCAAGAGGCCTTGAAGGCCGCGGACCTCCGGGACGAGGTTCAGGAAGGTATAAAAGGCGGGGAAGAAGCCCGCAAAGTCGACGGGACCGAAACGCCGGAAGGCGCGAAGCCGGACGCCGAGGCCGAGAAGCGCGGCAGGGACCTCATGGAAAAGAGGACCGTCACCGTCTCGGGCGGCAGCATCATCGTCCCCAAACATACGGGTTCGACTATAAACCCCACATTCAACGAAACCTCGGGCCTGATCGATCGCGTGTCGACGCTGGAGCTGCCCGGGGGCGAGGCGTTTTCGCAGCCGTACATAAAATCGTACGGTACCGGTGATTATACCGCGGAGAACGCGAACTACGCCGACGCCGAACCGGTCTTCGGTTACGCGGACATCGGGAAGACTAAAGTCACGGCGTACGCCGAGACGACGGAAGAGGTCAGGAAACTGCCGGCCGCGAACTATGACGGCGTGGTCCAGCGCGGGATCACGACGGCGCTGCGTAAAAAAGTGACTCGGGAAATAATGGTCGGCGACGGCGCCACGGGCCATTTTACGGGGATATTCCACAACCCGGCGGACACGGCGAAACAGGTCATAGAACCGTCGAAGGACATCGACACGATCACAAAGATCGACGAACACACGCTCGACGAGATCGTATTCGCCTACGGCGGGAGCGAGGACGTCGAGGACGCCGCCGTGCTGGTCCTGAACAAAAAGGACCTCCGGGAGTTCGCGAAAGTGCGCGGCGCCGACAAGAAAAAAGTGTATGAGATCAAGGTCACGGGGAACACCGGGACGATCGACGGCGTGCCGTACATCATAAACAGCGCCTGCGCGCCGATCTCGGACGCCGCGACCGCGGGGGGCGCGTACTGCATGGCTTATGGCTCGCTGTCCAATTACCAGGCGGTCATATTTTCCGGCGTCGACATCCAGTATTCCACGGACTTCAAATTCCGCCAGGGCAACATCGCGCACCGCGGCAGCGTGTTCATGGGCGGCAACGTCGTAGCGTATAACGGGTTTATCCGCGTCAAAAAGCCTGCGACGGCGCCGGAATGATTTAACGAAAGGGGGCGTTGCGGATGACGCTGATCGAAAGTGTAAAAAAAGCGCTGCGCGTAAGCCATGACGCCCTCGACGAGGCGGAGATCCAGCCGCTCATCGACGCCGCGTTAAGGGAGTTGAATATAGCGGGCGTGGTCATGCTCGCGGAAACCGACCCGATGATCGTCCGGTACGTCACGGCGTACGTTAAAGCGCATTTCGGGTACGACAACCCCGAGGCCGAGCGTTTTGAGCGGATCGCAGATTCGATAAAAAGCGTGCTGTCGCAGGTGGCGTACTATAACACCGTGTCCGGAGAGCTGCCGGTCTCGGTCAAAACCGGGGGCGGCGATGGCTAACTGGAGCGACATCATAACCCTGGTCGGCGTGTCCTCGCCGGAAGACGATACCGACATGGAGGGCTTTTACCGCCCTCCGACGGAAACCAGAAGGGACATCTACGCGAACAAACGCTCCGTCGGGATCAACGAGTTTTATAAAGCCGCGCATGCCGGGTATTCGGCGGAGCTGAAGTTTATCGTGCGTTCGTGCGAATATTACGGCGAAAATTATGTTGAGTACGCGGGCAAACGGTATAAGGTGCTGCGGACGTACGATACGACAAGCGTGGGCAGCGCCAGGCATCAGCGGACGTACTCGGGCGAGTTTATTGAGCTGACGCTGACGGACCTGTCCGAGCGGAAGGCGCCGTATATCGGGCAGTTGTCTTTTACGGCGGACGCCGGGGAAGGGGGCGCGGATGATTGAAGAAGCCGGCGAGGTCACCCTGAATGCGAACAGCGTCCTCGACGCAGCGTTAAAAAATATCGGGCTGCCCGTCTCGAGGATTTTCCGGGATACGACGGATAGCGGCAAACCTGCGCCCGACGTTTACCTCACATACCAGTTGATCTTCGGTGAAAACAGCCTGCTCGCCGACGACGGCGACGAAGGCATGCAAAGCGTATGGCGCGTGTATCTGTACAGCAGGATCAATTATATGGATATAGTCAAAAAGGTTGTCCGCGCGCTGAAAAAAGCCGGTTTTTACGGCGTGACGCTGGAAGCGGAACAATATGAGAGGGATACGGGCTATTACCATATATCCTTCAGCGCTAGGTACCTGGAAGCCGAGGATTACGATGGCGACAATTAATTTTTCCGGCGTCGACGAAATGATCGGGAAGCTCGGCGCCATAGGGCGGACCATCGACGAGTACGCGCCGGGGATCCTGAAATCGGCGGCCGGCGAACTCGAAAAAAGCATAAAAGGCAATATAAACAGGATCGTTTCCCCGCTGGAGTCAAGCGGCGAGATGCTCAGGTCCGTAAAAACAAACAGGCCGTATAAAAACAAAAACGGCGTATGGAAGGTCAAAGTCGGGTTCAGGGGTAAAGACAGCGTTACCGGCACTCCCAACGACCTGAAAGCGATGCTGCTGGAATACGGGTCCAGCAGGCAGCGCCCGCGGCCGTTCATCGGTCCCGCGGAGGAAGCCGCGAGGGGCGAGTGCCTGGCGATCATTCGGGACGGGTTCAATAAAATACTTGGCTGATACTTCGGAGGGGGCATAAATGGCGACTATAGGATTAAAATATCCGGTCTACGCAAAATTGACGGAAGACGAACAGACCGAGGACGTATCATACGCCGGCGGCGGGGTCATGGGGAAGGCTATATCGTTCCGCAGCACCCTGGATATATCGGAGACGCCGCTGTACGCGGACGACGGGATCGCGGAAAACGTGAATGAGTTCACCGGCGGCCGGTTGACCGTCAACGTCGACGACCTGGACGTGGAGACGCAAGCCGATATTTTCGGGCACGAGGTCAAAGAAGTAACGATCGGGGAGGAGACCGTCAAGGAGCTGGTCAAGCGCGGCAAGGACATGAGCGCGCACCTGGGCGTCGGCGCGTACGCGACGAAGATCCGCGGCGGCAAGCGCCTGTACCGGGCGTTGTTTTTTTATAAGGTGCAGTTCGGGGCGCCGGCCGAGACGTTCGAAACGAAAGAAAAGTCTGTCAGATGGCAGACGCCGACGTTCGAGGGCACGATCATGCAGGACCTGAAAGGCCGCTGGGGCGTCGAGGTCACCGTCGACAAAGAGGAGCTGGCCAGGGAGTGGCTGCGCGGTAAGGCGGGCATCGATGTCTGACCTTAAGAGCGCCGGCGTCGCGCTGAATCTCGGCGGCGTGGAAACGCGCATGTTATTCACTTTGAATGTGATGGAAAAATGCGTCGACCGCTACGGAAACCTCGACGACCTGCTGCAGAACCTGAACAAAGGCCTCGCCGAGGTCAAATGGGTCGCCTTACAGATGCTAAACGAGGGTATCGAGACCTGGAACGACGAGCATCCGGACGACCGGCGCCCGCTCATGGAGGAGCAGAGGCTCGGCCGGCTCGTGCTTGGCGTATCCGGGATCAACGAGCTTAGCGGTAAGGTCCGGGAGGCGATTTTTGCCGGGCTGCCTAAAGACGCCGTCGAAGTAGTGGAGGAGTCGGCAAAAAACTTGCTGGCCACGCGGGAGACGACGAAACCGCCGAGGAAGATGAAACGGATTTCCTAGCGTGGTGCCTTTTTGCCGGTAAGACATTACTCGGATATACCGAGAAGGAAGTGTGGAAGTTGACGCTCCGCAAACTGATGCTTTTGTATGACCAATATATGGCTTTCCACGGCGCGCCGAAGAGGCACGCCGACATCGACGACCTGATACCGCCGGGGGTGTTGTAATGGCGGGTAAAACGGGTATCGGCGGGCAGATCTCGCTGGACGGCGAACGCGAGTTCAAGCAGGCGATAACGGAGATCAACCAGGGGCTCAGGGTGCTCGGATCGGAAATGGCGCTCGTAACGGCGTCGTATACGGCAAACGCCGGGAGCGTAGAGGCGCTCGCACAAAAAAACGACGTGCTGACGCGGCAGATCTACTCCCAGCAGGAAAAAGTCGAGGAGCTGGAGCGGGCCCTGAGGAACTCCGCGGACATGTACGGGGAGTCCGACAAGCGGACGCAGAACTGGCAGGTCAGCCTCAACAACGCGCGTGTGGAACTCGTCGGCATGGAAGGCGCGCTGGCGGAAAACAGCAGGGAACTCGATACCGCGAAAAATAAGACGGGCGAGTTCAGCGCGGCGCTGGACGAAACGGCAAAAAAGGGCCTGGGGCTGGGGACGGCGATATCCGGCATAACCGACGCGCTCGGCATAAAACTGCCCGCGGGCGCCGACGTCGCGTTGAAGGCGCTGGACGGCGTAAACGTATCGACGATGGCGCTCGTGGGAGCGCTGGCCGGCGTCGTAACGGGCATGGCGAAAGCGACGATCGACACAGCGAGGTGGGCCGACTAGCTGCTGACGCTGTACTCCACGTCCGGCATAGCCGTGGGCACGCTGCAGGAACTGCAGTACGCCTCGGACTTCGTGAACGTGAGCACGGAGACGATGACGGGCGCGATGACGAGGATGATCCGCAGCATGGACAGCGCGCGCCGGGGGACGACGGAAACGTCCGACGCATTTCACAAACTGCGCGTCAGGATCGATGAAAACGGCAAGCTCAAGGACACCGAGCAGATGTTTTACACCCTGGTCGACGCGCTCGGTAAGGTCGGAAATGAAACTGAGCGCGACGCGCTCGCGATGCAGATCTTCGGGAGGTCGGCGCGCGAACTGAACCCGCTCATCGAGGCGGGCAGCGGGCGGTTGAAGGAACTCGGCGAGGAAGCCCGGAAGATGGGCGTCGTCGTCGGGGACGACCTCGTCAGGGAGTACGGCGCGTTCAACGACCAGATGGACAAATTAGACGCGCAGATCGAATCTTTCAAGCGAAGTATGTCGGGCGCCATGCTGCCGTTACTGACCGACCTGTTTACGATGCTGAACCAGATCAACCCGGAAACCGTAAAGACGGTGGCGCTGATCGGCGGCGTCGTACTGACGATCGTCACGGTCGTAAAGGCGATTAAGGATGTGACGGACACGGTCGGCGCGATCAAGTCGTTCTTCGGCGGCGTGGACGTGGCCACGCTGAAGACTACGGGCATCATTATAGGCGTCGTCGCGGCGCTCATCGCGCTCGGCGTGATCATCGCGGTGATCATCGGGAAGGGCAACGACCTGGACAGGGCGATGGGCAGCATCGCGTCAGGTGTCGGAAACGTCACGAATTCGGTCAACAACGCGAAGCAGGGCGTAGGGCGCAACGCGGGCGGTACCGACAACTGGCGCGGCGGGTATACCTGGGTCGGCGAGGAAGGCCCGGAAATAATCAAACTGCCCCGGGGCTCAAAAGTCTATTCGAACCGCGAGTCGGTCGCAATGGCGGGCGCGTCCGGAGGCGATACGTTTATTTTGCACGTGGACGCTTCGCTGCTCCAGGAAGTGACGGGGCTGCTGCGCGTGTTCGAGGACGCTAAACGCTTAAAACGGCAGGGGAGCAGGGTATAGATGGCGCAGCATAGTGTAATCGTCCCGATCACCGCGGACACGTATGTCGATAAAGACTTTCCGGATAGGGCCCATGATAACTATACGTCTCTTAAGTTTGGGGGCGCGCGCGAGGTGCTCCCCCCTAACGCAGCCTTCCCATATGATGTTTGGCGATGGCCGCGTATAGTTCTTTTAAAATGGGAGGATGTATTTCCATTACCGGAAAAAAATGCTGTAGATTG